GTGGGCTGACCGCGGCCCTGACGGGCTCGTTGCGTGCGTTGATGGACGCGGCCCACATCAACAACAGCCAGACGCTGTTGAAGCTCAAGAACAGCCGCATGGGTGGCCAGACTGACCGAGTGGAGCCGACCCAGGTGGTGGAGATCGAGGGCGCTCCGGGTGTTGACGACATCCGTAAGCTGGCGATGCCGATGCCGTTCAACCCACCGTCGCAGGTCTTGTTCTCATTGCTGGGTTGGCTGACAGACGCCGCTAAGGGCGTGGTGAAGACGAGCGAGGGCCGTATTGCCGACGCTAACAGCAACGCCCCGGTTGGAACGACCCAGGCGCTGATCGAGCAGGGCAGCAAGGTGTTCTCGAGCATTCATGCACGCATGCACCGCAGCCAGGTCAAGAGCCTGCAGATCCTGTCTCGCATCAACTACTGGTACCTGGAGGATATGGACAACCAGTCGGGTGCCAAGGTTGAGGTTGCGGACTTCAAGGACAACTCAGACATTAGCCTGGTCTCTGACCCCAACATCTTCAGCGAGACCCAGCGACTGACCCAGGCACAGGCCGTGTTGCAGCTGGCCCAGAGCAACCCGCAGATGTACAACGTGCGCGAGGCCAACCTGCGCATTCTAAAGCTGATGAAGGTGCCCGACATCCAGGCGATCCTGCCGGACCCGAAGGGCGCGAACGAGAGCAACCCGGCGCTCGAGAACGTGCAGATGACGATGGGCGCGCCCGCGGCGGCGTTCCCGGACCAAGAGCACCTCGAGCACATCAAGGTTCACCTGGCGTACATGCTGGACCCGTCGTACGGTGGCAGCCCGTTGATTGGCGCGGGCATTCTGCCGCTGATGATGGAGCACCTGAAGCAACACTTGACGCTGCACTATCTGCAGTCCATGCGTGGGTTTGTGTCCCAGGCTGCGGGCGGCGAGGACGCGTTCAAGCTGCACGAGGAGCGCAAGCTGGACAAGGACGCGCAACAGGCGCTGTCGATGGCGGCTCAGTTGGTGGCCCAGGACTCACAGCAGGACTTCCAGGCTATCAACCCGATCATTCAGCAACTGGCGCAACAGATGCAACAAGCCAAGCAGGCGCAGATGCAACAGGCGGCGCTTGCGGCCGACCCGGCGGCTGGTGTAATCATGCAGACACAGCAGGCCGAGACACAGCGCAAGATGAAGGAAGCCGAGGCCAAGTTCCAACTCGAGCGCGAGAAGATGCAGGCCCAGATGCAAGACAAGGTGCGCGACATGGAGGCCAAGCTGGCCGAGGTCATGGCCAAGTTGAACCTGGACCGCGAGCTCCAGGACGCAGACAACGCCGTCAAGATCGCACTTGCCGACATCAACAACGCGTCCAAGGAGCGTGTGGCGTCTATCACGGCCAACGCGCAGCTGGACAACCTACAGCTGGCACAACAGCACCAGCAGAACCAGACGGCGCTCGAGGCAGAGGCACAGGCCCACGCTGACTTGCGCAAGCACGGGCTGGAAGAGGTGCGTCGCCAGCAGGACCAGTCTCACCAGCGTGCGCTGGCTGCACAACAGCAGCTGGTTGACATGCAGAACCAGAGTTCACAGCAACAGCATCAGGCCGCGTTGGCCGAGATGCAACCCAAGCAACCATCACCAACAGGAGAATAACGATGGCAGGTCAAATCCCAGACATGGGCTTCCGTAAAAACTACAAAGTGACAGGCAAGCCCGGCTACGCCGGCGGTCCTGGTCAGGCCGTTGAGTCTGGTCCGTCTGGCTCGAAGCGAGCCGACAACGCCAAGCGCGCACTGGCTCAGGTGCCGGCCGTTAACAGCAAGGGTCTGTACGACGCCAAGAAAAAGTAACATAAAAACCGCCTTATAACATATTTATGTTATGTAAGGGCGGTTAATGTTAGCTTTATGCGTATTTAGTTATACAGGAGGACTTTCGTATGAAAGATCCGATATACACAACAGTCTTCAAGCTCAAGGAAGTGATCCAGGACCTGGAATACGCCGCCTTGAATGGAGCCGATAGCTGGGACTCATACAACCGGCTTATTGGAAGAGGCCAGGGTCTGAAAGAGGCCTTGGAAATTATAAACGCTGTCCTGCAAGAGGACGAGGAATCAGAGTGAGCACTGAGAGTAAGTATCAGGTTGATGGTCGTAGTGAAGACGACTGTTTTCCGGTTGTAGAGCCGGGATTTCAACCACAAGGGAACCGTATCCTGGTTCAGCTTCGTAAGGCCAAGGACGTTAGTAAGGGCGGCATTTTGCTTGTCTCTGACACCAAGGCAACCGAAAAGTGGAACGAAGTGATCGCGAAGGTCGTCAAGCATGGGCCCCTGGCCTATAAAGACGTGGCAACCATGGAGACATGGCCCGAGGGTCCGTGGGCAAACCCCGGTGACCTGGTTCGCGTGATCAAGTACGGCGGAGACCGATGGGCGGTCCCGCACGGCGATGGAGAGGTTGTGTTTATCGTGTTGCAGGATCGCGAAGTGATTGGCAAGATCGATAGTTTTGAAGTAGCGCGGACGATGTTCCCCGCATTTGTGGAGTGAGGTTTTGAATGAAACCTATTGATAAGCTAGAACAGCAAGAGGACGTGGCGATCAAGGAGCGGGACGATGGTACCGTGCTTGCCGCGCTTGAAGACAAGCCGGATCCCTTCCAGACGGAAGAAGAGGGCGAAGAGAATGAAGTCGAGTCTCACGCAGAGGGTGGCCAGGTTGGCGACGACGAAGGTGAGGACGGCGAAGACGAGGATCGTGAGGCACTGCGTGCCGCCCGCCGCGAAGAGCGCAAGCTCAAGAAAGAGCTGAACAAACAGCGCGAGGCGAGTGCAAAGCACAAGATCAGCGCCCTGGAGCGACGCAACGAGGAGCTGGCCAAGCGGCTGGCCCAGGTGGAGAACACCGCGGCGAGCTTCCAGATTGCACAGATCGATCGTTTTATTGAAGACGAGGCGACTCGAGTCGAGTACGCCAAAATGAAGATGACGCAAGCGGCCCAGGCCGGCGACGTCAACGGACAGATGGAATTCATGGATCAGTACCATGAGTCCAAGAATCGATTGGCACAGGCGCAGATTGTTAAACAGCGCCAGTTAGAGGAGGCTAAGAACCCCCGCAACAATGTGCCAAACCCTGTGTCCGCTTCGGTGCAACGTAACGCAACGCAGTGGCTACAGAATAACAGCTGGTACGACCCGAGTGGCGAGGACGTGGACAGTCGGATTGCTAAGGTGATCGACAACTCCCTTGCAAGTGAAGGTTGGGACCCCTCGGACCCGGAGTACTGGGACGAGCTGGACAATAGATTGAAAGAACGTTTACCTCATCGGTACACGGGTAAGGCGGGGGCAACGAAC